AAAGAGTCGAGTGCAGAGTCAAACATTGATAACATTGAAGTAACTGATTTTGATGATTAATAGGTATAAAGAACTGCTTAAAGAAGTAGAAAAAGAACATAGTGAAGTAAAAAACGAAGAACTAAATGATAGAGTTCTGATTATAGATGGTCTCAATCAATTTATTCGAGTCTTTGGAGCAGTTCCTGCCTTAAATGACGATGGTGAACATTGTGGTGGTGTGACAGGGTTTCTCTTGTCCACCGCTGCTACCATCCGAAGCCTTAAACCAACCCGAGTGGTTATTGTGTTTGATGGTAAAGGTGGTTCTAATCGTAGAAAATCAGTTTATAAAGAGTACAAGGAAGGTAGGACTGGTTTAACAAAACTAAATCGTCTTGCCGGTTATGAAGACTTGGAAGACCAATCAGCTTCTATGAGAAAGCAATTTGCAAGGTTGATTGAATATTTACAAGTTCTTCCTATAACATTAACATACATTGACCATGTTGAGGCCGATGATATTATAGCGTATCTTGCCGTACATTATTTTAAGAAAAATGTAACAATAGTTTCTTCCGATAAAGACTTTCTACAATTGGTAAATCCTCGAATTAAAGTTTGGGCATCTACTAAAAAGAAAATGTATGATGAGGCTTTGGTCAAAGAAGAATATGGTGTAATTCCTCAAAATTTAGTATTTTATCGAGTTATAACCGGAGACGCTTCTGATAATATTTCTGGCGTAAAGGGTATTGGTGAAAAGACAATTTCTCAAAAAATGACATTCTTGAACAATGGTGAATTAGACCTTGATGGGTTTTTAGAAAAATGTTCTACTGAATGTGATGAGAAATTATCAAAAAAACTATTAGAATCGACTGATACGATTACCATGAACTTTAATCTAATGCAATTACGAGACCCTGAAATTGCATCTTCAATAAAGTCAAACGTTAGGGCTATCATGGATGACCATCAACCAATGCTCGATTTGGTAGAGTTCAAAAAGATGTTCATGTATGATAAATTGTACACAGCATTCGCTAATGTGGATTCTTGGTTGAGAAATTCATTCACATCCTTGGAAACAAATTTAAAAAATCACTTTGATAATAGAAAATAAATTCGTATATTTGGTTTATGGAAAAATTCGGAACGAAGTTCTCAAACACATTTCAGATAAAAGTTATATCATCCTTACTTGGTGATAGAGTTTTTACCAGACAGGTGTTTGATATCCTTAAACCACAATATTTCGATTCAGAGGCATCGGAGTGGTTGGTTAAGGAAATAATGTCCTATATGGACACATATGAGACGTTACCAACCCTTGATGTACTAAAGGTAAAGATTAATTCGGTTGAGCGTGATGTTTTAAAGACTTCAATCGTTGATACTTTAAAATCCGCTTGGACTAATCTTGAAAGTGAGGATTTAGACTATGTAAAAGAACAATCGGTAGAGTTTTGTAGAAATCAATCAATCAAGAACGCTATTCTCGATTCAGTATCATTACTTGAACAAGGTAAATACGATACAATCAAGAAAAAGATTGATGATGCTATGAAGTCAGGTCAATCACAAGATATTGGTCATGATTACAAAACCATGATTGATGTTAGATACGAAGACACAATTAGAAACGTGGTATCTACTGGTTGGAAAGTGATTGATGATGTTACACAAGGTGGTTTTGGTAAGGGTGAACTTGTAATGTTTGCTGCTCCTCCGGGAATTGGTAAATCTTGGTCATTGATTAACATTGGTGTTAACGCAATGAAACAAGGTAAGACGGTAGCCCACTATACATTGGAATTAAATGAAGGTTACGTTGGTCAAAGATACGATGCTGTTTTAACGGGCATACCTGTCGCTAACCTTAAATTTAACCGAGAGGAAGTTGACAAAATGGTCAAGTCCGTGAAGGGTGACCTAATTGTAAAGTATTACCCTACCAAAACTGCTAGTGTGACCTCGTTAAGAGCTCACTTGGATAGAATGATTCTACAAGGAAAACGTCCTGATGTTGTAATTGTCGACTATGCTGATTTGTTGAGAGGGCCCTCGAAAGAAAAACGACATGAAGAGTTGGAAGAAATTATCGAAGACTTGCGTGGTATGGCCGGTGAGTATGAAGTACCAATCTACACAGCATCTCAAATCAATCGTAGTGGGGCAGAAGATGACATTATTACAGGTACAAAAATTGCAGGTTCATTCTCTAAAATGATGACTGCTGACTTTGTAATCTCATTGTCTCGTAAGATTGAAGACAAGTTAAGTGGTACTGGAAGATGGCACGTTATTAAGAATCGATTTGGGCCTGATGGTATGACTTTCCCATCCAAGGCAAACTTCTCAAATGGTCAAATTCAGATATTTGATGACGCTTCCATTGATGGTAAACAAACACAAAAAGAGATGAAAGGTGGGGAGAGTTTAGTAAGAAAAGAATTGTTACAAAAATATAAAGAAATCAATGGTGGGATGGATTTCTAACCACTATATATAATCACCCAATTTAGAAAAATGAAGAAAAAAATAAGGAGAGTTGTATATGGGACTATTTGATAATCGTATACCATTTAAACCCTTTGAGTATACGGAATACTATACTGAAGGATGGTTGAAACAAGCACAAGCATTTTGGTTGCATACGGAAATTCCAATGCAAGGAGATGTTAAAGATTGGAATGAAAATTTGTCAGTTTCAGAAAAGAATTTGGTTGGTAATATCCTTTTAGGATTTGCTCAAACTGAATGTGCTGTATCTGACTATTGGACTGGTATGGTTACCAAGTGGTTTCCTAAACACGAAATTAAACAAATGGCTATGATGTTTGGTTCACAAGAAACCATTCATGCTACGGCTTATTCGTACTTAAATGAAACACTCGGACTCGAAGATTTTGAAGCGTTCTTACATGAGCCCGCTACTGCTGAAAAGTTTGAGGTTTTAATTAACACCAAAGCAGAATATACACCGGAAGATTTAAAGTGGAATTCTGATGCCCGTGAAGATGTGGCTCGTTCACTTGCTGTGTTCTCGGCATTCGCTGAAGGTGTTTCATTGTATTCATCATTTGCTGTTTTGTATTCGTTCCAAATGAGAAATCTTTTGAAAGGGATTGGTCAACAAATGAAATGGTCAGTAAGGGACGAATCATTACACTCAAAAATGGGATGTCAATTATTCAGACATATGTGTGATGAATACCCTGGATTATTAGAGAGTGTTAAACCAAAAGTTTACGAAGCTGCTCGACTAATTCAAAAGTTGGAACACAACTATATTGACAAAATGTTTGAAATGGGTGACCTTGAAAATCTAAAAAAGGAAGACCTAAAAAACTTTATCAATCAACGATTAAATGAGAAATTAGCCGAACTTGGTTATAATCCATTTGCTGGTGGTGATGATTATTTTGAATATGATAAAGAATCAGCTGAAAGATTAGAATGGTTCTACCATTTGACTGGCGGCTTAACACATACTGACTTTTTTGCACTTCGACCAACTGACTATTCGAAGGCTGGTGAAGGTGAAGATTGGTCTGATATATTTTAATTAGTTATGAAAAATTATGGAGAAGAATTGGGTTGGGAGCTCGGAGTAGACTTTCCAACCTGGGGTAATACCGAAATTTATGTTAAAACAATCTCAAAGGGATATCTCCTTGCCGGAGAAACCCCAAAAGACGCTTACTGGCGGGTATCTACCGCAGTTGCCCGTAGGTTGGGTAAACCTCAACTTGCTAGTAAGTTTTTTGATTATATTTGGCGTGGGTGGCTTAATCTTGCTACTCCTGTCCTTTCCAATACTGGTACTGACAGGGGTCTACCGATTTCTTGTTTCGGTATTGACGTTGGTGACTCAATCCAAGAAATAGGTTCAAAGAATCTTGAAATGATGCTACTTGCCAAACATGGTGGTGGTGTTGGTATTGGTGTAAATATGATTAGGTCGGCTGGGTCAAGAATCACCGGAAATGGTACATCTGATGGTGTAGTTCCATTTTGTAAGATTTATGATTCAACCATTCTTGCTACAAACCAAGGTTCGGTTCGTAGGGGGGCTGC